AGCGGATCACCTGTTCGCCGTTGCCGACGACGGCCCAGCCGCCCCCGGCGGCGAAGGGCGCCGTGTTCGCGACGATGATCGAGGTCGCGCCCGCCGGGACTTGTCCGTTCGGTTGCACGAGCCCGGAGGTATCGGACGCGGGCGGCGGCCCCTGCAACGTCGCATCGCCAGCGGCATCGAGGTGTTGCGTCGTCGTGTTGTTGCCGAAGCCCCCGAGCAGCTTCAGGGTGGATTGCCCAGCGGCCGTGCGATACAAAAAGCGATCGGTCACGGTCGCGCCGCCGATCGGCAGCGTCACGGTCACGCGATTCGCCGTCGCGGTATTGGTGCCCGGCATCACGGCGCCGAGGGCGCTGTCGGGCGCCGTGTCCGTGTAGGTCGTCGCGGTATTGTTCGCGATCGTCGTGAGGAGCTTCCACGTGCCGGCGCTGGAGAAGCGATAGAGCCGGCGCGCCGTCACGTTCGGCGATCCGATCGGAATGCCCGAGAGCGGGATCGATCGCGCATTGCTCACCGTGGCCGTATTCGTCGCGGGCGGTGTGCCGACCGTATACGTCGGATCGGGATAGATGGCCATGCTCGCTACGGAGTTCGCATGCGTGGTATAGGCTCCCCACACGCCGTTTCGCCGGATATAGATCCGCTTCTGCGTCCCCGTCGGATCCGCCGAGACGGGCAGCCCCCCCACACTGATCGGGCAGGGCAGCGTCGGATTCTGGGTGATGCCCACGAGCGTCACGCTATTCGACGCGGGGCCGATGGTGGTCACCCCTTGCGCGTTCACGTAGGCCACGGCCACGGCGATCGCGTCACCGACGGCCCACACGTCGAACGGGCTCGTCGCCGCGCTGGGCACCGTCTGAATCGTGGGGGCCGTCGCGGGCGGCGCCATGACGCCCCCGAGCCCCGGGATCGCCACGCCGCTACTCCCCGGGGAATTCGACGTTTCGCCGCTCGCCGTGACGAACGTCACCGCGTAGTAGTGCGTCCCGGTGTCCATTGTGCCGCCGGTCACGGGGATGCCCGCCACCGGCGCCACGGTCGGCGCGGGCGTGACGCCGACGGTGATAACCGACACGGGGCCTGGGAGCGACTCGCCCGCTGCCGTTTTGAACGTGACGGCATATTGATGCGCGCCCGCTTCCATGCCCGCCCCATCGGTGAGCGTCAGCCCCGGCGCCGCTGACGGGGCCGCGCCCGGCCCCACGAGGCCGCCCCCGCTGCCGAGCTGCACGCCCGTATAGGTCAGCACGCGGCACGCCGCCCCGTCCGGCGTCACGCCCGCAATCGCCTGCCCCCCGGCCGCGCTGAACATCTCGCCGTTTTCCACCGGCACGAGATCCGTGCCCGTCGCGAGGGACGCCGTGATCCGGGTGCTCGCGCCCTTCCCATAGACGCGCGTCCGCACTTGCGATTTATCGAGGGACCACGTGATCGCGGGATCGTGCAGGAAGCGGCCCGGCGTATCGTCGATCGGATCCGGCGACGGCCCGGGCGGCGTCACGAAAAAGAACAGCGTTTTATTCTCGAAATACCAGTAGCCACCGACGAGCTTCGCGAGCGCCGTCAGGCAGCCTTTCATGCCGCCTTCAGAGCCGTCGAACGTGATCGAGACTTCCGGCAGATTCGCTTCCACGCCCGCGATTGAATAGCCCGGGGCATAGCTCAGGATCAGCCAGTGCGCGACGTAGGTGGCGGACGTGTTGACGAACGGCCCGAGCGGCCGGCGCCGATTCGCTTGCGCCGTATCATCAATCGCCGTCACCGGATGGATCACTGTGGCCGGCCGCCCCTTGTAGGTTTTGTCGACGGTCTGGATCTCGCCGTTAAAGAGGAGCTGCGGCGCCTGGCTGTTGATCCAGACCTCGATCGGCTGCCCGACATTCGGCGCGCCCCCATAGAGCGTCAGCGCGCAGGTGTTCGGGGCGTCGAAGACAAGATCGCGGATCGTCAGCGACTTGTAGATCACGCGCATCGGGCTGCCAGGACTGGTCACATCGATGCCGCCGATGATGATCCGAATATGCGACAGCCGATCGTGCGCCTGGGCGGCGGTGAGATAGTTCAGGCGGAAATTGTTCAGCCGGGTATTCGGGCCGAGGACGGCCGGCATCATCGGCATCAGTTCACCAGCGAGCCGCGCTGAATCTGCCCGGAGATGGTGTCGCCGACTTTGCGCGCCAGCCCGTCTTGCGTGTCGACGAGGTTGAAGGTGTTGGTGATCGTCGGCGCGCGGGTCGCGAGGCCCATCGAGAGCGCCCACGTCAGGAAGTCTTTTTGCGGCGCCGTCGTGAACGCGCCGCCGAGCGCCCCGCCGCTCGGATTCTTGCGCATGAACTCCGCGAACACCGCCTCGAAGCCGCCCTGATACGTGACGTTCCCCGTGTTAATCGGCACAGCCGCATTGCCCGGCGACTTCTGATCCATGCCCGGGGCCACCTTCGCGGCTTCCGTCACGCTGCGAAAGACCGTGTCGAGCTTTTCGATCTTCGGCACGATCGCGTCGACCGTCCCGCCCGTCAGTTCCAACATGGTCTTGAATTGATCGCCGGATTCCGCGGCGACCGCGAATTGTTGCCCGACCGTGCGCATCCATGTATCGAGGGATTGCGTCTTGGGTTCGAGGGCGGCGAGCGTCGCGATCTGTTCCTGGTAGGCCTTGTCGAGCGCGTTGACTTGGATCGTAGAGAGGTTCGTCGCCGTCGCGATCGTCGTGAGGGATTGGCCCATCGCGATGTATTCCGTCGCCGCCGCCGCCACGGCCGGCGTGATGGTTTTCAGGGTGTCGCGCCAGCCGCCGCCGGCTTGGTTGAGTTCCTCTTGCGCCGCCCGCACTTTCTTGATGTGCGCTTCCTCCGCTTCATGCCATTTCGTGAGGATCGCCGCGTTCTCTTTCGCGCGCTGGGTGTAATACTCGATTGCCTCTCGGCTCATGCCGTAGTGCTGCGCGAGTTGCGCGACCGTCGAGCTATGGTTCTTGAGTTCCGCCGCGATCTGTGGCATGTCGGCTTTGTGCGCGGTGATCTCCCGGTTCCAGTCGGCGACGCGCTGCGCGCCCGTGTTGAAACTCTCCGCGAGTTCGGCGTTGTGCTTCTTAATAATCTGCATCGCCGTGTCGAAGTCTTTAATCTCCCGGCCGGCGATCTGCGTCGCGCGGGTCAGCACATCCATCGCCGCGCCCGCGCGCTGCGCCGTGAACCCGGACCACGAATCGACCGCCCCCGCGATCGCTTTATCGAGCCCCGTAAATTCGAGGGTCATCTTCGTGATCTCATAGGTGGCGACGCCCACGCTCGCCGCCAGCCCGAGCGATCCCCAGAGGCCCATCTTTTCAAACGTCACGCCCGAGACGTTGCCGAGTTCTTGAATCGCCCGAATTTGCGGGCCGATGTGCACCCCGAGCGCGTTGAGCGTCTTATCGACCACCCCCAAGCCCTCGCCGAATTCGCCCATCGCGCTGTTCGTGTGCCCAGACGCGCCTTCCAGATCCTTGAGTTTCACGACGGACTTGTCGATCTCGAAGTGGAAGTCCGAGAAGTCCGCCGTCATCACACCGGAGAGTTGCGCCATTAGGCCGCCTCCCGATCCTTTACGGCGTGTTCGACCAGCACGTCATAGACTTCGCGCGGCAACGCCCGCACGTCGTCGTAACTCATGCCCATCAGTTTGCAGAGGGCGAGGGTGGTCATGATACGAGCACGGGTAGCGGGGTCGTTTTTTTTTCTTCGACGGTGCGCCGATTCGCGCGGAGATGCGGCGCGAGGGCTTCCACGATCTCGTCCATCGTCGCCGTGTCGAGGTTGCGCAACGTCGCGCGCCGCTCATCGAGCGACTGCATCGGGCTATACGGAATCGGTTCGTTGCCGGCGCCGACGAACGACCAGCCCACGAGATACGCGAGGATGACGGGCAGCGTGCGGGGCGCGGGTTCGGCCTCCAGGTCGAGCCCTTCGCCCGCGTTGAGTTCTTTTTTCACGGTGATGAAGTCACCATCCGAGAGCGGCAACCGCACCGACTCGGGCGTGACCATGCGACAGCGGCCCATGCAATTCGCCTCCTATTGTTCCGGGGATCCGAGCCGCGCCCACAAGTTCGTTTCCCCGATCGAGATCTCGTTGACCGGCCACGCCCAATAGCCGCCCGCACGCGGCGCCGTGAACAAGAGCGGCGCTTGTCGGCTCTGGAATTTATCGACGCGCGCAATCGTCGCGGTCAGCGTCCACACGGGGTCGACAGCAACGCCGTAGCCCCACAGGATCGCGCCCGTGGTGCCGGTGACTGTGAGCGAATCGAACACGCGCGCCTACGCGTGAATGCCCGCCACCCAGGCGGTGCCGTTCCAGTTACAGGTGCTCGCGTCGCCGAGCCGCATGTATTGGCCCGTCACCCAATTCGTCGCCGGGTTCGCCGTCTTCCCCGTCATCGCGGCGAGATTCGCGGGGGCGGCGGCGCCCGCCGGCGTGAAGGTGCCAGGCGTGCCCGCCGTCGCGCCGGTCGCGGCGACGACCGGCTTCATCGCGAAGGCGCCGGCCGCTTTCCACGATCCAGAAACTTTCGGCGCTTGCAGACTCGCGTCGATGCTGGCGTCCATGTAGGCGAGGCCCGACCATGCGTAGGTCGGCTCCGTGCTGTTCGGGACCAGCTCGAGCAGGCCGGGGGTCGTCGCTTCGGCGGCCTTGAACAGCGCGAGTTCCTGCGAGTTCCAGAATCCACTGAGCGAACCTTCTGAATTGCGCAACCCGGGCACGTAGACGCGATTCGTGTCTTGGAAGCACGTCACGTCTTCATACTCGGTGCTGAAGTCGCCCTGCCACGCGTTCAACGAAATGATCGGGACCGCCGTCACGCCCGCCTGATCCCACTTCACTTGCCCATAGCGCCCCGTTAAAATTGCCATCCTGCACGCCCTTTCGTTGTGAGGTTGCGGGTCATCGCTTAGGCATCGAGCGTGACGATGAGCCCCGTCGATCGAATCAGTTCAGCCAGCTTGAGATACATCGCGCGCCGATAGCGGACCATCGCGGGAATGAACACATCCGGCGGGTTGGGCATCGTGCCGCGATTCCAGCCGCGTTTTGTCTTCCGCGCTGTCGTGCCGTATTCGTAGAGCCAGCCGTGTGGGGCACTACTACGGACTTGCGCCGCCACGCTATACGGCCCGATCTCCTGCACCCGCACCTTGACGCCCTTCTTCAGCTTGCCCGTCGGCCCCTTCGGATACGCGGCGACGATCTCGGCTTGCGCCCCATAGGCACTATCCAGCACGATCTGCGTCGACTGGCCCTTGAGTTCCTCAGGCAACCGCCCGAGCGCGTCCTTCAATTCGGCGATCCCCTGAATCGTGAGCCCGGCTTGAATCGGCATTACGCCACCAATTGCACCGCGTGGCAGACCATCTCGACGCCCCGCATCTCGACATTCTCGACGCTCGTGATCGCGAAGATTTGACTCCCGAACAGCATCCGGGTTTTCGTCGTGACGCCCGGGTGGAAATCGCCGCGCACCAACCACGAGGCGGAACTAATCGGGGTCCCCGCCGCCGGCTCGATAAACACGCCGATGTCGTCCCCGGTCTGTTGCAACAGGCTGACGCACCACGTCGCCGGGACGAGATCGATCCACGTCACCGGCTCCGTCGGCCCCGGATTCTGAAACGTCACGACGTGCCGCCAGTCGCCGCGCGCCATCAGTCTGATTGCTCCAGCGCAACGACAGCGCCGCCTCGATTTGCTACGATCGGATCATGATCACCGCTGCGCAATCGCGACTCCTTGAGGAAATCCGCCGGCAGGGCGGCGCCGACGACGGCGCGGAATATTGGCCTGTCGTCAATGATTGGGTTCGCGATAATGGTCCGGCCAAAGCCCTTGCACTCCGTAACATCAACCGCACGGTTGGCGCCCTGCTGCGAGCGGGCCTTATTACGATCGACGACGACGGCTACTTCCACATTCCGAGTTAACCGCGCCATCAGGCCACCGTCGGATCGCGATACGCCGCGAGCAGAGCGTAAATCTTCGGCCAGGGATCGGGGATCTCCCCGTCGCCGCGGTCTTCGTAGTAATAGGCCGTCAGCATATGGATCGCGTGCGTGACGGCCGCGGGCGCCGTCGCGGCGGTCCAGGTCGGATCGGCGAAGGGACCGATGAACGACAGGATCGCTTCCTGCGCCGTGGCGAGCTTCTGTTGAATGTCGGCGTCGTGCGCGGTGCCGGTGATCCGCAGATGCACTTTGGCCTGGTCGACCGTCCAGAGGGCCGGCAACGTCACGCGCGAGAATTCGAGCGTCACGCGGGCACCTCTTCGTCATCCGGCGCGGGCGTGTTCGTCGGGGCGTCCGGCACCGTCGGGGGCTCGCGCTTCGCGAGCGTCGACAACGGCCAGTCCTGCTGTTGCCGATACGGCGTCTCGCCACCAGGCACCGGGCCGAGGCCGAACCATTCCGATCGCGCCTCGTTCGGTGACAGCACGCCCGCACTCGTCGCGCTCTGCGCCGCTTGCACGCGCGACATGGTATCCATCCAGATCAGGAGCCCGTCGTCAAATTCGATGGTGAGATAGGAGGGCAGCTCGAGCCCCTCGTCCAGACACGTCGCGATGGAGACGAGGTGCGGCTCGAGACACTGCGACTTGTATTGGAGCTGCGAGGCTTCGGCGTTCGCGTAGGGCGGCTGCTTGCTGCTGTTGAGGATGCTGATCGGCATCCCGAGGACTTCGCAGATTTTCTCTTCCGTCCAGCCGAGCTGCTCGATCACTTGCGCATCGACGGCCGAGGTCGACACGGATTCGTATTTCATCCCGAGTTCGGTGATCAGAATCTCGCCGCTCTTGAAGTTCGACGCGTCAGCCTTCAGGCGCGCGGCCGAGAGTGGATCGAGCTTGGTCGGGGCACTGAGGACACCCGATGGCCGCGCACCCTTCGCGAAGAACGTCGTGCTGTTGTCGGTGATCGCTTTGGCTTGCGCAATCGCGCCACTGATCGCGGTGAGCGGCGAGATCCCGCAGAGCGGGTGATAGAGACAGTTCCAGCGATCGTGAATCAGTTCCCGCGCGGGCACGACGAGCGGCTGGGTATTTTCCGGCAGCCCTGCGAGGTCGTTGCTCTGGAGTTCGTAGTAGACGCTGCCATCGGGCGCGGTCAGCACCTTCACCTTCGCGGGGTCGAGGAGATGCAGCTGATTCACCACACCGCGATCGTCGCGATGCTTCAGGACGTAGGTGTTGCCCCACAGGAGTTTTGAGAGCACCCACCTCTCGATAAACTGCTGCGCCGTCTGATAGTGGTTCGGCCGGCGCAACACGGGGGAATACGCGGGGTTGCTCGTCTCGGACCAGAAGCCATTGCCGTCCCGCTCGAGCAGGAGCGGCGGCGCGATCTTGCTGATGTCCTGGCTGATGCGCGAGACGGCACCGAACACGCTGGGATTACTCAGCGCGGAGTCGGTCGTAAGCGGATCGTTATTCTGCCAGGCGCCCGTGTAGGGCTCCCGGACCACGGAATACCACGATCCGCTCCCGCCGCCGACGAGCGTCAGCATGGACGCCAGCCGCGATCGCACCGTCGCGAGCACGCTCACGGCTTACTTCTTCGACTTCGCGGCGGGCGTCTCCGCCCCGTTTTCATCCTCGCCGAACAGCACGCCCGTCGGCGCCGGCCAGGAGGCCGCCGTCAGATACTTCACCGCGTTCGCGTTCGCCTTCTTCCAGTTGATGAACCGCTCCGCGCGGAGCGCGACACAGTTCGCCTGGAACATCGAGACGTAGACGGTCGTCGCATCGACCGGCGACATTGGCGCCGAATCCATCTGCAACGAGGCTTCGCTCGACGCGTCGATCGTCACGCCGCCATCGTCGGCGTAGAAGACTAGCGAGGGCTGGAGCGCGATCACTTTCGTCGTCACGGTGTTACTGACGATGAACGTCAGGCCCTTCCACGTGCCCCCCGCAACCCCGATGCCCGGGAACTGCGGCGACCCATCGCTGTAGGTCTTAAACGACAGCGCCATTGCGTTCGCCGGCGACATGATGAACGTGAGGCCGTCAACCGGAATGTTGTTCGTCGTGAAGTGCGAGATCAGGCCCAGGATATCGGCCAACGGATTGGCCGTTGCCGCCGCCGTCGGGGCGCCGTTCGTGATCGAGGCGGGATTCACGCCGGCCACGGCCGCCACGGCCGGGTCGGTGAACTGCGCGTCAATGAAGCGGGCGATCCCAGCCACCATATCGCGCCGGACCACGTCTTCGGCTTTCGGGCTGCTGAGTTTGATCAGCTCCTGCGTCAGCACGATGATCCCGGCGATCTTCGACCAGTCGAGCGTGAGCGAGGCGAACGCCAGCGCGCTCACCGGCTTCGGCTTCGTTTCTCCAACCCAGTTGTAGGTACCGCCGCCGGTCTGTTGCGGGATCTTCGTGTTGAAGGGCACGCTATAGAGGCCCGGGATCTTGTCGACAATCGTCGCCGCGCGCAACAAATCGACAAACTCCTTCGAGATGTTCGGTTGCACGAGCGGGCTCGCCCACGTGGCGTCTGTCGCCGTGCCGGCGGCCACGGCCGCCTTGAGCGCCAGCGCGACTTCCGGCGTGCTGTCGTTCCAGCGTTGCGCGTAGTCATACGCGCTGGTGCTGAACTGCTTGCACGCGAGCTGCGCACAGACATAGCGCACGAACGCGGTGCCCTGCGGGAGGTTCGATTTCACCGAGACGTGCGCATACGGCGACACGATGGCGGTCGCTTTCGTCATCTGCACCGCTTCCATATCGCGCCAGCGGGTCTCGTCGGCTTCGCAATTCTTGATTTGCAGCTTGAGACCGTCGACGGTCGCGGCGGTCGTCTCATCGAGGGTGCCGCCGGCGGGCGCACTCTCCATCAGATTCTGCATTTGCCGCCCGAGGTCCGCCCGCGTGTTCGTGAGTCCCTGAATGCGTTCGGCGATAGTCATGATCGATCCTTTCGAGAGTGATTTCACAGTGAGAATGGAGGCCGACGCATTGGCCGGAATGGTGACGAGGCTGAGTTCGCAAATCTCGCTGCGGGTGATCCGTCGCGTGCCGTTCTTCAGCCGTTCGAGGCCGCCCTCGAGCACGCGGTGCCCAATCGAGACGCCCGTGATCACACCGGCTTTGATCGACTGCCAGGCTTCATCGACGCGCGTCTTCAGCGGCCCGGGTTCGTCGACTTCGGGGATCGTGGCGTCGAAGACGATGCCGGCTGGCGTGCGGGTCAGCGTGACGCGGCCGATCGGTTGCTTCGGATCGTGATGGAAGAGCAGCGGCAGCGACTCGCGGAACGTCGCGCCGGCCGGATCGAAACTGTCGCCCTGGCGGTCGAGTTCCGGGGTCGAGGCGATCCCGCTGAACGTGCGCTGCGGTGCCGCCACCGACTTGATCTCGAGGAGCGAATAGGCGCGGTCCACGGGTGCCCGCCATCCTACGGGGCGCGCCCGCCGTCGATTACTTTTTTAAGGATTTAATCAGCGTCCGAACCAGGCCCGACACGGACTGCTCCCGGGCCTGGGCGGCCCGGATCAATTTGTCGTGCTCCTCGGGCGTCAGCCACGTCGCGACCATCGAGCCCGCTTTCG